TATAATTTATTCTACTAATATTCAACTGTTTTATCATACTTATCCTGCTTTAGCTTTTACCCATTTTTTAATTTTTTGTGAATCGTTTGCTGGTCTACCCAATGTTATATTAATCCACTGTCCTTTGTGCTTTAAAAATTGCTCTATTTTATTATAATTATTTTTATTTTCCCAAAAAACAATATCACCTTCCATTCCTCTACTATTATCTGGAAATTCTTTAACAAATGTAGGTTTTGATTGCACTAAATGTTGCATACGTCTTCTATTTGACATACGACTATTAGAGCCTCCAACACTTGCTCTTCTAACTTGAAACTTTTTTTCTGCTGCTTCAGCCATTATTTTACACTCTTTGTTCTAAATATTATTGTCATATCATTAATTTCAAAGTCTTCTATAACATTTTGAGATGAAACATCTGTAAGCTGAATTGCAAAGGTTCTTATATTATTTGCATTAGAAGTAGTATAAAGCTCAATTTCAGCCCAATTAACACTACCTGGTATGTCAGTTATATTGCTACCATTCTCATCTTGAAAAGAATGTTCAAAACTTCCACCATCTATTGCATATTTAGGCAACACTTTTGTAGTTACATCTGTTCCAGCATCATTCGCTCCATTTCCGCCTTTATATCTTAAACGGACTTTAATAACTTTTTTCTTTGACTCTGTTCCAAAATTTAATTCTTTAGTTTCTACTTTATAATTATTAATTACTTCAGAAGAAGCAGACTTCCAAGGAACTACTGTAATTTTATTAGTATCACTTTCATATCCAAATGCTAATCTTCCATCCCAAAGATTTACTAAATTAGTCTTATGTTGTGTTCCTGAAAACTCTAATCTAGCTGTTCCTTTTGTCCAAGATTGTGTTATCATATCAAAAACCATAATATTTCCACTATTAGCACCACTAATACCTCTTACAACTAATAATTGTTTTGATTTAGGAATATATCCAATCATTGTTTCTTCATCTTTGTAGAAAGAGTTCCAAGTGTCTTCAGAAATTGTTCTTAAACCTTGTTTAATAAGTAATTCAGATACTTGTTCTCCGTCATAAATATAAACTCCATTAGTATTACACCAAGCTACTCCATAATCAGTTTCACATACTGCATTATGATGAGAAACTCCTTTAAATCTATGGGTTGCTTCAAGAAACTCAGCTCCTTGTGTAACATTAATAATATGTAATGTGTTTTCTTTAAATTGTAATAATCTATCTGCATATCCAGCCAATCTTATTATTTCTTCTCCGTCTCCAACAGCAACATCAATTCTTCTATCTAAGGTAAAACTATCAAATTTATTTGATTTAGATTTAAATATACTATCAGTTAATACTCTAACTTTTCCATCTTTTTCTTCAAGCTTAACATTTCCTACATACAATCTTCTTCCAATCAAAGCTGAAGTTTTCCATTTAATATCTACAATATTTAAAGAATCATTATATTTTCTATTTTCAATAGGGGGATAACTATAAGGTTTTCCCAAATGATATTTTCCTGGGTTCATTGCTGCATAATTAGGCATTATAGTCTATCCTCATAATCTTCTTGGTTATAATCCTCTGGTTCAACTTTATTACTTTGCTCGATAGTCATATTTTTAATACCACTATCAGCTATAACTGTAAAATTTTCATCCAATACTTCTACTTTAAATTCTCTATCAGTACCTATTCCTGGAAGAGCTAATGGTACAAACAATTCATCCCAAGTACTTCCTGGGGTTCCTCCTTGACCTGTTTTTAATCTAATTTTTTGAGTATTTCCACTATTATCTATAGCCTCACTTACATATAAAGGAGAAACTGCTCCTCCCCATACTCTTAAAAATCCAAATCTATCATCAAAACCATTTACATTAGTATTACTTAATTTTACTTTTAAGTAAACATTATAGTAAGATTTTCCTGCTTGAGTTGCATTATCACTTCCACTAATTGTTCCTTCCCAATCCGTTCCTGAAGGAGTTCCATTACTTGCTACTACATCATGAAAAGCAATATGAGTATTAGGAGTGCTTGAATCTAATAATATATCAACTCCTCTTGGAACGCTAACATTGCTTCCACTATCTGTTACTGTTGCTCCTGTCCAGTATCCATATGTAGTCTGTGAATCTGCATTATATGCTTTCCAATAATGTTTTCCACCTTCTTTTAAATCTGTATTCATTAAAAAAATCCAATCTTCTTCTCCTTGTTCTCTAAAATACCAATTTAACCCTATAATTCTATCATCTCCCAATATATGAGCTTGGTCATCTGCTATTGTAGCACTAGTTTTCATTGGAATAAATACTTGAAATATAACTTCGTTATTATAAAACTGAGCTGTATCTGGAATATTTACTTGGTCAAAAACAGTACTTACACCACTTTCTTGCTCTCCTATATAAATATTAGATACACCAAATTCATAATTACCATTCCAATCTCCTCCTTCATTAGTCCAATAACCTAAAAATAACTTTCTAGTAGTACCATTTCCTATTGTTCCAGTATTTGGACTAGCAGTTTGTAAATCAATTAAATTTATTTCGTCTCCGATTAATTGAAGAGGAGTTTTTAATTTTTGGTCTCCACTTGTCCATTTGTTAATACTATGAAGGTTACTTGAATCTCCAGATTTATTAGTCCAAAATAAAATAGAATTAATATATCCATACCATTTACTAGATTGAGAAAATGAAGCATCAGACATTCTTAACATATCATCAACATAATAAAAAGAAGGTTTAATTGCTCCTCCAGTAGCTAATGTATTCCCACTAGATATACTTGGAGAACTCGAACCTTTATCTTCATAATAAAATTTTATTAAATTATTAGCTTTATCATATAATGCTAACCAATTTTCAGGACTATTAGTTTCATTGTCTTTATAATCACTAGAAAAAGGAAATAAGCCATATCCAGGTTCTATATCTGCTGAAACATTATCAGATGTTGCTAAACCCGTTAAAGCAGTATCTTTATTACCGATACCTACTAATCTTCCAACTCTATGAGATGAAACTCCATCTGCTTCAACCATTTCAATATCACTTATATCTTTAGGATTGGTATTATCATTCATGCCACCATGAAAGCCTACTATCATATATTCTTGTTTAGGCACTTTTTTTCACCTTCTCAAAACTGCGCATTCCCCCAAGACCGAGCATTCCGAGAAGTACTGTAGTAAGAGTACCCATATCAAAGGTTGGTAATACGATTTCATTCCCAAATGTATACATTATAAATGTCAATAAAGGTTGTAAGATAAAGTGATAGCCTAAAGCTGTAGCACATATCCAGCCTGTGAAGGGGCGCCAGCCCGCAACAAAGATTGATGTATGCCCAGCTTCTACTTTATTGACTTCCATTTGAGCCTTATTAATTTCAGCAATTAACTCAGCTTTCTCCTGTTTGTCTAAAGTAAACCTATCAACATTATCTGCAACCTTATTGATAATATTTCCAATAACGTCTAACTTAGGCATTATTTTTTACCTTTTCTTTTTTTATTAGCTTTTTGAATTTTTGATTTAAGCTTTGCAAATTCCCAACATTGAACACACTTTTGTTTTATATCTTTTGAACAAAAGATTGCATAATGTGCTGCAAAACCTAATACAAATCCCAATATAAACTTAATCATAATCTTATCTCCTCTTTAATAACTATATATGTTAACCATATTCCAAATATTCCTAACAATAATAGTTCCATTAATATATTAACCAATTTATTCCAGTCATTGCCTCATAACTTTGTACATCGTACATAGATAAGTAGCGACCTTGAACAAATACTCCGAACTTAGGAGATAGTTTCCATCCTATTACTATTCCCATATCGTAGTCTATTTTATTGTCTGCTATTTCATAATTAAATGAATAGTCTGACATTCCTTTATTGTAAGGATACACAGTACTCCACATATGAATCCAACTCTGTTCTAAATACTTATAGTAATCTATCCCCACAGATAAAGATAATTCATTTTGATACCCTAAATCACGAGCATATTCTTCATTATAGTCATCTACTATTTCACCGTATACTAAAGTATAAAACTCTTCATCAGTAGTTGCTACAAGATTTCCTTCAGCATCCCACCATAGATAATCATAAAATTCATATCCATATTGAGTATATTGTTGCTCAAAAGAATCTGTATATCCATAAAAATAAGCAAATTCCCAAAATGGAATATACTCACTAGTATCTATACCTTGTTCATCCCACCATAAATCAATAGGTCTAAAATCTAAATATGCTGGATGTAGTCTACCTGCAATACCAATAGATAAATCTAGATTACCTAAATTCTTTCTATATCTCATATCTACTGCAGCAAACTCTAAGTCTTCTAATCCTTTAGCATCATAATTTGCTTTAAAGATAAACTTAGGAGCTAAGTATCGTAACATATATTCGTGATTATCAAATTCTTCACCAAATTGTTTGTGTTGAGAGTATTCTAATACATATTCCCAACCTTTAGCCATACCATTACCAATCATAACACTTTCATTGATAGGAGCTTCTTTACCTGTATACCATACTTCAGGTTTATTCTCATATTCAAATCGTGCTAATTTTCTAATACCTAATGTTAGAGAACCATGGTCTTCTAACTCTTCTTGTATTTCTTGTAAAGCACCATTGCTAACTTGATAGGTTTGGTCTTTTGTTAAAGGACTTGTTAGATTATATGCACCATAAATAGTCCCAAACTTAAAAAAGTCTTGAGCACTCAATGAGCATACTAACATTAATCCTGCTAATAATTTCTTCATATTTTCTCCTTATTGAAATCTTCTTAACATTATTTCATCAATTTCTTTTTTGATTTCTTTTTTAATATCGTCTGCATTTAATGCAAATGATAATCCTGCTTCCCATCTTTTAATCTCTTTACCCTTTTCAAACATAAGTATTGTAGGAACTGAAGCTATCTTCCATTCGTTTGCTATTATAGCACCATATTCTTTATTGTCTATACTAGCATTAAACCAAACACAGTCTTTCATTTTTCCTAAATCAATAGCAGCTCTTGCATTCCAATCTGCATTAACCTGTATAACTACACATTGGTTTTGACTTAAGAATTGTACTTCTTGTAAGTTTTTAAGAGTTGATTGCCCATATAGCAAGGATGAATGCCAAAAAAAGCCACCCAGCAATAAGCATCGTAATAAGAATGTCTTCATCATAATGTTTCCTCATTAGTTTTGTTGCATCATCATACGTTCGATATTTTTAACATCATCACGCATTTCTTTTTGCTCTTCCTTCATTTCTGTAACGTCTTTTTGCGTTTCGATGATTGTGTTTCGTATCATTTGGTCTTTTAAATCATATTCTGTACGACCCACTTCTGGTACTGGTAATTCTTTTGCTTCTTCTATGTCGGCTTTAAGAGTAAACCACATACCAATAACCATACCTAAGGTAACAACAATACTAATTGCTGTTTCAATTGTAAGACTAAACTTAGTGTCTTTTCCTACTTCCATGTTATCTCCGTAATCTAAAGTGTTAATGTTGGGGAGAGTATTACTCCCCCCTCATTTCTATTTTTCAGCTGGAGGCACAACTTTAAAGCCTTGTTGTAAAAGACTATTTATGTAGTTGTGTGTTCCACGCAATTCAGCAATTTGAGCTTCAATTACCTTCAATTGTTCTTCTAAATTGATAGGTTCTTGTACTATTTCTTTTGCTTTATCTTGTTCTTTAGCCATTTTTTCTCCTTATTTACTATTTTAAGTGCATATAATTTATTAATTTAAATCATTATTATCCACTATTAATTTAGGGGCATAGTAAGTATTACCACTTCCCTCTAAATACCATTTTACTCTAGCTTCATCTGGTATTGTTAAACTTACTGATTCGTAAGTAATTCTTTCTGGACTTTTAAATTGTTCTAAATCTCCCAATGCTTTACCATTATGTAATCTATTCATTGTTTTTACATCACCATCATATTGGCTTTCTTCTTTTAAGAGATTATTATACCAAGTAAGGATAGTCCCAACCTTACAATGTTCCATAATTCTTGTAGGAAAATATCTTTTATTCATCATATCTCCAAACCCATCATAAAAAATACCATCATATTTCTTATCTTTAGGTATATCATTATACCAATCTCCTTTAACTGCTATAACATTAGGCTTGTCTTTAGCCCATTCTACTAAATTAGCATATATTCCATCATTGATTTCTATAATCGTATGCGATTCAATATCTTTTTCTTGTATTAAACCAGCACTAATTCCCATACCAAAACCAAATTCTAATATATGTCCACCATTAGCACATACTATATCAGCGTGTTTTTGCATAATAGGAGTTTCCCAAGTAGACATTACATCCCAACCTGTTGCTTCATCTATTATTGCATCTTCTGTTACAGTATAAGTTGCACCATATGCATAACCTTTCATCGACCTGGACCTCCTCCACCACCTAAATCAGCGTGTTGTCCACCAAATGTATGGCTCATATTATATGGCTCTGTATTAATATTGTTTAAATAAGAAGCATCAGGGTTATCTGTAGAAGTGCCTAATATTGGATTATTAGTTCCACCTAACCTATTAAAAGTGTCAGCTGGACCATAATCATCGCCACTTGAATAACTATTCTGGATACCACCAATACTTTCTCCTGTGCATAAACTCGCCAAACTTATGTTTGTTGAGTCTGTTACTCCACATGCTTCTCCTAAAGCACTACCAATAGCTTTTAGTCCCACATTACTT